TAAGACCCCAACCTAGTTGGACTGATAACAGATACACTGAAACTAAACACATTTATATATCAAAATGACTAACAACTTTTTAAACACTGCAGAAAGAATTCTACAATGGTTAGGAGCTGTTTGGTTTAGAAAAGTTCCTTTTAGCCAAAAGTTAATTTCAATATTCATACTTAAAGTAAGAATAATGATTTTAGCTAATGGTAACCTTTCCACAATCAACCATTTCAAGGTAATCCGATTACTTTATACTAAATATTTAGCAGGACAACCTATTAAGGTTATGCCTAACTATATAATTGGTATAAATAAATCAGGACTTCCTAAAACTATGAAATCATTTAATGATTTAATAATTTCAGGAAAACCCGAAAATGTTCGATTCATTTTGACATTGTTATCCATTACCCGGTTAATACCAGGATGGAAAACACCTGATTTAAGTACAATAACTAACCCATCAGAAGCTAATTCTAAAGTTATCCAAGAAATTGGAAACTTTAGTTCACAATTTTTAAAAGAAGCAAATATTGCTCCGATTAAAGATTGGGAATTAAAATTTTCTTTTGATAAAGTTAATTACTCTACAAAAGCAGGGCCAAATGGTCGAGCCTCTATCATGTCTCAATATGACTTAGTAACACTACCTGAACCTTTAAGAAAACTTCTTAAAGATATAGGAGGTGAAACGGTCATGTCGAAATATGAAGGGTTACTGTCATCATCTAGAGTAATCAAAGCATTTACTTTAATTAGAAGAGGTATACCACCTATCACCAAAACTTTAAAAAGTTTAGATGATCGAGTGAATAAATCTCTTTCAAATAAATTAAATCCTTTGGCACGAAAACTATCCGTGGTACAAGATCCAGAAGGAAAATCGCGAATAATCGCAATTTTCGATTTCTGGTCTCAGAATATTTTATTACTATTACATAATAAAGTATTCCAGGCCTTAAGATCTCTACCTAATGATAGAACGTTTACCCAAGATCCAATAATAAAATCAAAACCCGAAGGTCATAAATACTATTCGTTTGATCTTAGTGCAGCAACCGATCGATTCCCTATTGAATTACAAGAACTTCTTGTTAGTTCATTAGTTAATCCCGATTACGCATTAAGATGGCGAATGATACTTACTAC